CACTTCTTAACTAAGGAACAGCCAGAAGATTATGTTCCTTCAACTGATTATGAAGACGTGTTAGATGATCTTGTTAATAAAGATAAAGAGAAGCATGCTATGAAAAAGCTTAACGGTGAAAATGAGGAAGATGCTATAGTAATGCAACCAATGCTTGAGTCACATAAGACAGATACATCTGCATATCTTACAGAGCAATCAGCTTCAGACAAACGTAATAAGAAGACGGAGATTAAACCTCAATCCTTTAAGGAAAAATACAAGCCAAAGACACATTGGCAGTTAGAAGAGCTTAGACGTTACGGTCTTTAAGCGCATCTTTTACAGCTTTTCTCTAAGTATATTTTATCTAATTTAGGCTGCTGCACATACTTAATAGGATCCTGATAACCAGCATCAATAAATCCCTTTACTCTCATACTACTTGAAGGTGTAGTAGCATCTGCTAATCTATCTTTTCTATTTGAATAACAAGTCCAAGTATCTTTAAACTTAACTCCTAGCCGTATACCCTCTTTAATGATATCTTCTTTTGACATAGTCAAAAGCGGAGCTTCAATCTCAACTCTATTTTCTCTATTAAGATCATTTACGTTGTTTACCACATCTACAAACTCTTGACTACCGTCCCAATATCCAGCTAGCGAATCAACTTGAGCAGCTCCATACCAAACCGTATCAGCACCTACACCTTCAGCATAAGAGGAGCATATCGATAAAAACATTAAATTTCTAAACGGTACATAAGATACTGGTTGTGCATCACCGGCGATTTCGCTTATATCTGGATTATCGATATTCTCATTAGTTAGAGATGAGGTAGGTGCTATATCTTTAATATATTTTACATCGAGAATCTTATTAGTAACCTTAATGTTAAACCAGCTATTAAACATTTCATTAAAGTTAACTATTTGTTTCATTACACAGTTTAACTCTCGCTTATGTCTTTGGCCATAATCGAAAGTTATAGTGTGTATTTCCTCAAATCCTCTATCCTGTGCCATATATAAAAGCACGGAAGAGTCCATTCCTCCACTAAGAGTCAGTACTAATTTCTTCTTCATCTATTTCTACAGGTATTTCTTCTTCGTTATTACTATAAGACCACTCTGTCTTTATTCTTTCTTCAACTTTAGGTAGGATAGTCTCTTCCCAGAGCTTAGTATCCTTTCTCCAATTTTTATAATAGCCTAACTTAGTACCATCTTCAAGCTGATAAGTAGCACCAGTTTGAACAACAGCACCAACACCAACAGCTAAATCAACTAAACCGTAATACCTATCTAAACCCGAAGAAAAAGATAAGTACATTTGACCCTCTAAATATTGCTTTATAAATCTATTCTTTCGAGTTAATGCCCTGATAACTATACCAGAATATTTTTTCTGACCTACAGCTAATTCACCATCAACAGTTTTACCACCGTCATCTTTAATAGGCTTACGAGCTAACTGCACAGTAACTGAGGGTAAGTAAATACATGACTTACCGCCTGGCATGTTCTTTTCAATAGAAGGAAAAAGAGCGGTGGGATCATCATAGACATGGTTAGTACATAGGATAGTAGTTTGGGTTATAGCACCTAAATTAGTACAAGTTTGCATTAATGTTTTCATTGCACGAGCTTTAGTACCCATATCAGATGAAGTACTATCTTTACTCATACGATTTAGTTCTAACTCAGATTGAAGGTTAGCTAACGAGTCAATAGCTACAATGAACTTACCTTCAAGTCCTTTTTCCTTTACCGAGGTAAGAAACTTATATAAGGAATTTCTAGCTTGCTCAATACTAGTACAAGGAACATATTTTACTTTACTAATATCTAGTCCAAGTCTTTCTGCACCTTCCGGATCAATAGCATTTTCAGTATCAAAAATAACAGGAATAAGTCCTTCTTCTTGTGCTTTAGCTAAAATTTTCTGAACAAATAATGACTTTCCTGTCATAGATTCTCCAGCTAACATAGTTACTCTACCTTTCGGAATACCTCCGTGAATAGAGCCTGAAATAATAGCATTTAAAACATATGATCCGGTATCAATCCAGGTACCCACTCTACTTAAAGTACTATCACTTAAGTAAGTAGCAAAAGGATTTACTTTATCAATATCATCTAAAGCCTTTAAAACGTCGTTATCCATATAACGATTATATAGAACTCTTTATCCTTTTCAACTGTTCTATTTGCTTGAGTAAAGAAAGAACATTAGTACAACTAATAGTATCTGTTTTAATTGTATAAGGATAATCATATTCTTTATCTATTCTTATACCCTCAACATTACATTCAGGTGTAACCATATCAGATACATAATCATATAAACCTTCTCTTTTTAAATTTTTATAATAATAATCTATCAAACCCCTTTTAGTTTCTACTACCACTTCAGTCTCGGTCATCATAGTTAAGTATCTAAAATATAGCCCTTCATTATTCGTTAAGTCAGCTATAATTATAAGATTCACATAATTATTTATACACAAAAAAAGCCCCTTACGGGGCTTTTTTAAAAAGGTGGGTGAGAGGATTTTCTGGTTACCTCCAACTTTCAGTTAGGCAAGATGCAGTTTCATCTTTTTACCTACTTGTACCCCGCATTATACATTTAATAGTCAGTCGACCCTCCATGTAAGTCAGCAGTCCCTTTAACACTCTTGCTTAAAATGTTTATTCAGGCACACCCGGGTTTGGGCTAGCTAGGCCCATATAAATTATATTATAGTTCCTTTTATACTGTATAATTTTTAATATATTCTTCTTTTTTCCTACGAGGTACATCTACCTCTAGAACTCCATTGATATATTTGAACTTAATCTTGTTAAGATCAAACTCTCTACCTACTGAGAATGATCTATTATAAGTTTGTTCCTTTTCTCCATCATGCGCTTTAATTTTACGCTTAGCTTTAATGTAAACTTCGCGTTGATCAGAATCAGTTGAAAGATCTAGATCTTCTTTAACTACCCCAGGTAAATCTATTTGTACGCTTAGCGCGTTTTCATCTTGTGAGAATCGTACTTGATCTCCTGTTTTATAAACTTCCTCTAATTGATGGAAGACGGGTGTTAAATTAAAGAAACCATCAAAGGCTCTTTCAATTTCTGCGATTGGGTTATGTGTATATTTAGTTAGTTTCATAGTATTAATTATTTATAGTATACGTTTAAAAAAGTGCAAGAAAAACTCTCCGACTTTCGAAGGAGAGTTTTCTATTTTTGCTCAATTGTCGATTTTAATCATCGAACAATTTAATTACTTCAGGATCTTCTTCTGTAGCTTCTTCTGTAGCTTGTGGAGAGTTAATATTTTCGTACTGTTGTACAATCCTATCATCTAACTCTACATCTGAAACTGAAACAACAGACTTGTGGAATGTCCAGTTGTTTTTAGTTTTATCTCCTTTAATAAACTCCATAAAAAGATACGGAAATGATTGAACCTGTAATTGTCCATTTTGTGGATTAGGTTGAACATGAATAATGACAGGGTTATTAATAGTAATAGTTTTATCATCTTCTTTTGTTACAATACCTACTACAGTACGGCCGATGTGATCTGAGATGGTTTTGATGTCTGACATGTTAATATATTATGTAATTTTTTATAAAAATCAACTATTGAAATCTAAGAGAGTTTGCATGCTCTATAGCTGTATCTAGAGCTTCTTTAGCTTGTTTGGATAGGTAGGTAGATTTATCAGAAGCATGATCTAAAGTATCCCTCATTACAAAAACTGCTTTTCTGATCTTTTCGATCTCCGGTGAATTGATAACTCCAGAGCCATCATCTTCCCCATTAATTACTTTACGTAAAATAGCTAACGTTTCTAAAATACCCTTTATTTTACCTCTGTTGAAAGCTGGGTGGGCCTTCGGTGTATTATCATCTTCTGGTTTGTCTAAATAACCTCCTGGTTGTACTGCCATGTTTCTATTTATGCGAACAGGTCGAAAAGTTCAACTTGAACATTTTGTGAAGGTTTACGAATAGTCCAGTTTACGTTTTCATAAAAACGTTCGATAGCTTGAAATAAGATTTTTTCAAACATCTTATCGTAATCCGGCTTAAAGAGATCAATAAACTCCTCAGGATACTCATACTTAAAGCCAATACTATCCAGACCATACTTATTAGGCTGCTCAACATACATATAACGGACTTTATCTCCCGTGCTAATCGATTCATATTTGTTTCCGGTATTTAGTTTATCTAATAAGAGATTATAGTAGTAAGCAGATTTAACATGAATAGGCATACCCTTACAAGTACTAAATTCATTACTCTGTGATGCGTATTTTTCGTAACCTTTTACTCCCATAACGAAAGCTAATTCTTGCGGAGAAAGACTTTTAAACACTTCGTAGGTTTCATTAAGTACTTCATTAGTTTTACTTAAAGATTGAGTAGAAAGCATAGTTTCAATTATTTTTTTAGCATAAGGCTTAATAGCATTAGGCATAGTAGTTCTTACTACTTCAACGCCTGTATACTTAAATTTATTCTCCTTAATGCCTTCGTCATCTAGAATATGCATTACATATCTTTTCTTCTGCAAAAATACCCCAACATCAGCGATACATTCTCTTTTAAATACAAACCGACTATCTGATGAAAGTAATGATTTCTTAGCCCAGTCATGAACCCCTTCATTAAGGTAGTCTTCAATTTCCTGTATTTTATTATGCGTATCTATATGAATATCACTACCATTAAAAAAGTTTAAGCCCTTATCAACAAGAGGAGTAATAGATACGTAGGAAGAATCTGTATCATTGTATACAATACACTCTTCCAATTCTCTATCAGAGATATCCGGTACTTCTTTTTTAATAAATTCCTTGATAAGCTCATTTGAATATTTAATAACAGCTTGACCAGTAAGCGTTACTGAAGAAGCAATATCATCATCTCCTATAGGAGCATTTTTATTACCCATATAGCCATAACATGAGTTAATAAGAATTTTGATAACCATTTGCGAAGTATTCAATCTTTCTACCTCGTATTTAAGATCTAGATTGGAAGGATCTTTCTTAAGCTTTTGTTTAGTCTTAAAGAGTTTCTTTTTAATATCTACTCTTTTATTGTAATAGTATTCCAAAAACTCAGGTATAATTCCCTTCTTCTTTTGACTAAATAAAAATCCTGCTTTAGATATAGAGCACTGCTCATTTTTTAAGAACTTGACAAAGTCAGGTTTAGTAAGTTCAAATAATTTTCCAGTAACATGTTGTATAGTTACATTTTTATCAGTAGTCCTTTCTATCTTACCAACCTTAGTCTCCGGTGAAGTATTCAATGATATCATCACATTCGGATATAGGGAGTTAGCATCAAATGAAACTATATTCTTTTTAAAGCCTCTTTTAGGTTCAGCTACATATGCGCCAGGATTTTTACCAGTATCAGCGTTACGAATAAACGTTGAAATAATTTCATTACGTTTTCGAGCTCTTATAGTTAGAGCACCATTAATAACCTGAATAGTGCCCATGGCACCTTCTAGGGTAGTTAATCCAACATAAGAAAGAGTTCTAAGAAGAGGAATATATTGTAATTTTTCTTCTAAACGAACTAACAAATTAACGTCTTGAATATTATAATCAATAAAAGTATTCCAGTCTTCATCAGAAAGAGTTGCTAAGCTTACTCCTCCATAATCAATCTTTCTATCTCCAAGTTCAATTTCACCTATAGCGTCTAGCTTATATGACTCTCTAAGTTTTAAGCAAAAACGCTTATAAACATCTAGGTAATCTAAACACGCGACACCATCGACATAATATCGTTTTTGCTCTCTACCGAATTGACCTTTAATAACTCTAAAATGTACTCGTTTGAGAGGAGAGAGTCTATTTACAAACTCTTGACCCAATACTCTCTCCATTCTATTAATAATGTAAGGTATATCAAAAAACTCAGAGTTCCAACCACTTAGGATATCCGGGAAGTCGTTTTCAAGATACTCAAGAAATCTAATAAACATTTCTCTTTCGTCCTTACAGTATACGTAATTAAGATCATCTCTACCTTTACCAGTATACGGTTTAATACCAAACGTATGAAACTTCTTACTTACGTTATCCCAACAGGTTATAACGTTAACTACATGAGTAGGATTTTCTATATCCGGAAAATGATCTACACTATAAGTTTCAATATCTAAAAAGCAATACTTTAAAGGTCTTTTCGAAAACTCTTCACTTTCATTTTCTTGCCAGTACATATCTAACAAGAACTGTTGCGCAGGAGGACAATTTTCAAAAACTCGCTTTATACCTGCGTCGTTTACAAATCTAGATCTATTATAAGCATTATGAAAAGTCTTTTTCTTAACCTTAGTTCCAAAGATAGACGTCTTATCACCTCTATTATCTTCTACATAAAGGTAAGGCTCAAAGCTACATTCATGCATGACCCTCTTTCCTTCATTATCCCAGGTAAAGAGATTTACGCAGCCGCGTCGACCATCATAAACTACATTTCTATAAGACATCGCTCTTATTATAATATACGAGTTCCTAAATGCTAATGAATTCTTGTAGGTATAAACGTTTCTGCATACTGTATAACTTGATCAAAGGCTGTCATATATTCAACTCTATAGTCTGCTTGTTCTTTTGTTAGAAACCCCTTTTCAAACATTTTATATATAGCTGTACTTTGTGTATATACATACATATCACGTAAAGAATTATTTTCTATTTTAAATAAAGGGTAGAGTTCTTTTTTAACAAATATACAGTTTGACCCGGTATGACATACTAATTCATAACCTTTTTCTTTTGCTAGTTCTACTAATATACCTGCAGAAGCTCCTCCATTTTTAGTAGGGTAAGCAAGTTCTTCAGGATGTAATAATTTATCAGCTTCTATTATAACTACCTGTGGACTATAATCAGTAAAATTTTTCCATATTTCATAATCAGGCCCGTCTACATCTATACTTAACAATACAAAATTTTTATTATTAAGATTTTCTATCTTAAAGTTTTTTATAATATTGCTAAGCGAATCTTTATGATCATTATCTTTATTTAAGAACTTTTTTATAGTATACTTTTTTTCTATATCTATTAAATTCTCTTCTAGAGACTGATACTTCTCATCATCACTTTCAATTAAAATAGGTATAAAGTGAGAATCTTCAGAATATAAATTATAGGTGTTACTGCAATGTATACCATCCCAAGCTCCAAATTCACAAACATATCCTCCTGTAATACCTATAACTTCAAATATTTTTTCGATGACACCGTCTTCACCGTATTGAGAATAAACATTCTTTCTGTATTTATCTAGTTCCATTCCCTTAAATACTTTCTATCGCTTGAGCCATATGGTGTAGTTAATGCTTCGATATGGGCTCCGATATTTTGGGGTAGTTCTAGAACTCTTTTTTCAGCTATAGACCTTAACTTATCGATGTTTGAAAAATATTTAGCTCTGTTTTTAGGATGAAGTATACTATGTATTTTTTGTTCAAACTCTTCTGGTGTTTTAAACTTAAGAGAACTAGGAGCTGTATGGTAGGTTTCCATATCTTGACATAAACATGGAATGCCCAAGGTGCATGCTTCTAAAAACTTAATGTCTGACTTAGCATTATTAAAGTTATTGACTTGTAATGGAGCTACCATAAGTTGCACGTTTAAACTATCAATAAAAGCAGGGTAGGATAGTAGGTCTCTCCATTGATGAAACTCTATCTTACCTGACTGTACTAAATCTACTAACTGCGGAGGGAAAGCTCCAACAAAAACCCATTGGTATTTGTTTACCGTTTTACGTATAATATCTCTAATACCATACATATCATCTACACCACCCGTTTTATTATCCACGTCATAATGAGCTCCGGAGCCTGTATATAAAATTCTCGGTCTAAGTTTATTTTTGGTAAAATTACGTTGAACCTTTCTTTTATTAAAAATATTACCCATCCAAAAATTAGGCATAAAGTTTGGTATAACAGTAATTTCTTTTTTACCAGTCCTTTCTTGATATAACCTTCTCATAAAGTCACATGTTACAGTAACTTCATCAAC